CCTCGACGTGACGGCCGCTGTCGTCACCGAGGATCGATCCCGAAAGCCGCGTCCAGGAGGCCTCGGCCGCCGGCACGTCATAGCCATGCACGCCGCGCCTGAAATGCGAGCGCGCCGGCTGCGACAGCCGGGCTATACCGTCGATGCGGGGCAAGTCCGCCGCCTCATCGCGCACGCGGTCCAGCGTGAGCTGGTAATCCGCCCAGGCCAGTCGCCGCGCGGGCGGGTCGACCAGTTCGGCCGAGTAGCCGACGAAACCGAGCCCTATCGCCATGCCGGCGTGCGTCCCGCGAAGCCGCTCCCAGGCAATGCCGTCGCCGAGCAGGTCGTAGAGGTTCGGTACGAAGGGCGTGAGCGGTGCGAGCCCATACTCATGGATCAGCCAGGGAGCGAGCGCCGGCTGAGGGTCGAGTTTCCAGCCGGCAATCGCCTCGGCGCCCGGTGCGATGCGCGCCTCGAGATCCGCGCCGGCCAGATCAAGCCCGCGCTCGAGCGCGGTGGCGTTTGACGGCAGCAGCGAGACCGTCATCGTCCGCGCCCTCCGTCCAGGATCGTGACCGTGCCAAGCGCCAGCGCTTCGGTCGGTGCCGCAACCTCATCGCCGGCCGGCGTCACCACCTCTACCCGGCTGACGCCCGGCCGCATGGCCCGTGCCACCAGCCAGGAGGCGGTCAGATCGAGACCGAGCAGCTCCTCGGCCTGCCAGTCGGCGGCAAGGAGCGCCGGCAACCGGTCGAGCATGTCCTGCGGCGCGTCCGGGGCGAGGCGCACGCGCAAGGTGACGTCGACCACGCGGCGCACGGCCGAAACCACGGCGAAGCGGTCGGACACAACGCGCACGGCCGGAGCCTCAAGCGCGGCGCGGACCTGCGCCAGCAGCTCGGGCGAAGCGATGCCGGTGTCGACGGTCGAAAGCACCGCCACATGCAAGGTCGGGTCGCGGCCCTCGCGCCAGATCGCCACGTCGCGAACCTCGATCGCAGCACCCAAGGCAATCGCCTTGTAGCGCTCAAGCGGCCCGCCGGCGGAGCGGCCGAGGATCATCAGCCGTGTGCGCTCGCGCAAGCGATCGTCCGTCTCTCCGGCAAGGCGCGTGACGCCATAGAATGCGGCCAGGTGGTCGAGGTCGGAGCCGGCCGCAAAGGCGAGCAGATTGGCCCGGGCCGCATCGTTCACACGGGCACGCAAGATCATCTCGCGATAGGCGAAGGCTTGGCACAGGATCATCACCGGGTCGGTCTCCAGCGCGCCGACGTCCCAGGTGACCCCTTGAGCTGCAAGCCGCGTCTGCGCATCGGCGACGATCGCCGCAAGCCGCGCCTCGAAATCCAGATCCTCAAGGATCGCGGGACGGGGAAGATGGGAAAGCGCGGTCATATCGAGGCTCCAAGCACCAGACGGTCGCCGGAGCCGACCGCGATGTCGGCGACGCGGGCTTCACGGATCGAGCGATCGCCAAGGTGCCCGCGCGGGAAATAGTCACCTTCGAGCAGGAAGACGAAGCGCCCCGAGCGGCCGCCAGTCGCAAGCTCGATCGTCCGCAACCGGAACCCCGGCTCGCCGTTGACCGGATCTTCAACGGCTTCGGCAATGGCGACATAGAGTTCGAGAAGCGTTCGCTCGTTGGCGTTCGCATCCTGAAGGTCTGGAACCCGAGACCCGAAGTCCCGCCGCATCACCCGGCTGTTGAAACGGGTGGTGAGGATCTTGGCGAGCGACTGGACGCAATGGTCCCAGCCGGTCAGCACGCGCCCCGTCGTTGCCGAGATCCCCGTGCGCATGGCTTACCCGTTGCCCTTGACGCCCTTGGCCGCGGGCTTTGTGCTCTCGGTCTTGGTTGCGGGCTCGATCTCGCCGGCAATCAGCGCATAACGCGCCTGGTCTTCGGTCAGACGAAGGGTTCCGCCCTTGCCGGGGTTGCGGGTGCCGGCGACAAACGGGCCGGCCTTTTCCGTGACGACATAGTCCTTGCGCATGCGGGTCTCTCCTGAGTGGGGTCAGACAAGAACGTCGTCGGCGCCGTCGAGCGCGCGGTCGCCCGCATCGTCCAGGCCGTCGACGTAGTGAACTTTCCGGGTACCGTTCGCGAGCCGGGTGCGAACCGTGGTCACGACCTCCTCGGCCGAGATCCTCACGGCCGCACCGCCGACGCCGAGTTCGATCCCGTCTCCGTCCATCACAAGCCGCGTGTCGCCATGCTTGATGACCAGGCGCTTTTCCTCGTCGGTCGGGCGGGGATTGTCGTTCGTGTAGCCGTCCCGGATAGCCAGGGATTGCGGGCCGAGTTCGCCATGCGGCGAGAGCAGCCGCATGGTTTCGCCGACCGCGACCGGAACATGGGTGGAATAGCCGCCGACCCCGCCACCGGCGCTTTCCTGCACCTGCACCCAGGGCGACAGGAACGGCTTGCCCGTCCGGCTGTCCGGCGGCATCAGCTCGAGGCGGACCTTGTCGCCCTTGATCTCGACCACGCGCCCGCTCATGTGCGACGCCGCAAGCCGGCGGTTCAGGGCGTCCACTTCCTTGTAGAGGTTGCGAAACTCGCGAGAGATGGCCGTGCTCATGCCGTTCCCTCCATGTCGAAGGGTTCGCCGTTGACCTCAAGGCGCAAGTCGATCGTCACGCCCGGCTCGAAGACGCCGGCGGTGAGGTCGCGCAGGACCTGCGTCCATTCGACCGCGACGACGGAGACGCCGCGTCGATCCATCTTGCTGCTGAGGACCGGAGCTATCCGGAGTTTCGAAGCTGCGCCGATCTTCTCAAGGCCGAAGCGTTGGCGCGGTGACAGGACGGCGAGAACGGCCTCGGCCATCGCCCAGGCATCATTGTCGCGGTCGGGCTCCGGGCCTTGGGTGATCGCGAAGACCGCGCATTCCAGCGGAAGGTCATAAGATCCGTCGGCGTTTGACTGGACGGGTGCACGCAGGACGCCGATGCGCAGGCCCGGCGTGCGGATCGAATTGCGCTCCAGCTCGTCGAGATCGAAACGGCCAAGTTGGAGTTCGCAGCTTTTCAGAACCGGCAAAGCGGCCCTGAAGGTGGCTTCAACAGCGGTTCGAAAGGCGTTGATCCTGCTCATTGCACGAACCCTGCAAGCCAGTCTTGGGTCGCCTCGACGATATCCTGTTGATCAGCGGCCGAGAGACCGAGCCACTCGCGTTTCGGGATAGTCACCGTGCGGGCAAAGACCGCAGCATTGCCAACCATGAACCGCAGTGCCTTGCCCTTCTTCGGCTTGATCTTGCCGCCTTGCTGGTGGATGCGGGCATAAACGAGGCCCGAACCGACCGTCACGCCATGACTTGAGGCGACATAGTCGACGGAACGCGACAGGTGGCCTTCGGCGTAAAGCGTCGATGTGCCGGCGCGGTTCGGTTTCCAGGCCGATCCGTCCGGCGCGGTCTTGTCGACCTCGATCCGGCGGCGGGTCTGTTCCTGGACGAGACGGCCGATGCCGTCCGCGAGTTCGTCGCGCGGAGCATCGGCAAGGCCGGCGAGTTGGACCAGGCGGCGCGCCAGATCGCCGTCATCAACGCGGATCGCAACGCCAGTCATGACCGCCCCCGGCCGAACACGCGCGGCTCGGCAAAGAAGGCCGCGCCGCTGTCGCTGGACGCGCCGTCGACGGAGATCTTCGGTTCGGCGGACCCGAGACCGGCCTTGCCTTCGGCAATGCGCTGCAGCAGTTCCACCGCCTGTTTGTATCGCTCCTCGATTGTTGTCGTGAGCGCGGCGTGACGGTTCGCAAGGACATAGACCGCGATGTTGGCGCAAGGCGAAATCAGGACGTCCGGGCTCAAGGCAAGCGGCAACTCGTAGCGCGCCGAGATATGCGCATCGATCTCGCGGGCCGCGAATTCAAGGGCCCGGGCAACGGCGGTCGCCGGATCGACATCATCGGGCAGGACGTCGGCGAGGAAGTCCGCGCCCCAGATCGTCTCGATATCAGCTTGGCTGGCATAGGACATGGAATGGCTCGGCTACGGTTGCGGTGTTGGATCAGTCGCGCTTGACGGTCAGCAGCGGATCGCTCTCGATCGCGAGCAACTGCTCGTCAGTGAGATCCGCGACGGTCACGCGGACCGGCTCCGGCCCGAAAGCAAAGCCGGCGCGACGCCGGGCGCGCGGCGCGGTGACGACGAGGACGCCGCCGGCCGCAACCGGCCCTTCGGCCTCTTCCTGCGTCGCCTTGACGTCGGGAGCGGTTGCGGCAGTGCGCTTTTGGGCGGTCTTGCGAGCGGCCATTGGGATCTCCTGCTTGCTGGAAAGGCATGGCCCGCGCCGGGAGGATGGCGCGGGCCGCTCTGCCGGATCAGTCGAGGAACGGGATCTCGATGATCTGCAGCAGATTGCGGTCGGTGTTGGTCTCACCGTTCGCCAGGCGTTCGGCCAGGATCAGGTCGCGCGCGGCATCGCCATGCGTGCTGCCGACAACGAGCACGTTCGGCTTGACGCCCAGCGGCCGGCCCGCCTCGTTCTTCAGGTCCATCATGGCGCGGCGCGCGGCGCGCAGATTGTCGCGGTTCAACTCGGCCTTGGATGCGTGGGCCATCTGCCAGAAACCGAAGCCGGCCGCCCCGCGTCCGTCGACACCGTAGATGAACTTGTCCTGGTCGAAGACACGGTCGGAGGTCTTGGGATCGTCCTTGCGCACGAACCGATAGTCGCGGCGCTTCTGGAAAATCAGCGGCTTCAGGGCACGGGACGTGTCCATCAGATACCAGGGAACGCCACCGCCCGGCTGCATGTTGGAGACGGACACCTCCTTGCGCGTCTCCGGGTCCATCACCGGGTGATCGGCGTCGAAGAAGGGCTGACCGTCGTAGCATTCCGTCTCGAACGCTTGGCCAAGCATCTCGAACACGAGCTCGTCGGGATGCGCCGCAGCCGAACGACCCATCTCGGTGAAGAGCGGCGCGTAAATGCCGACCTGGTCGTCGGAGATGTCGTCGGCATCGACTTCGACGGTACCCTCGAACTTGCGGTTCACGACCGTGTAGCGATGCGTCTTCATCGTCTCGTAGACGCGCGATCCGATCCACTCGCGAAGCTTGGGGAACTTGCCGAGCCACGCATAGGAGTTCTCGCGGGTCGTCGACGTGATCATGGTCGCGACCTGCTGCCAGTGCGGCTTTACCTCGGCAAAGCCGTTCTGGTAGGCGCGGGAAAACCCGCGAAAGAGATCGTCGAGCGATGTCTGGTTGATGATCATGGGGAAAGATCCTTGTTGGGTGGCGGCGGGCGAGGCCGGGTTAGAATTCGACCCAGACGCCGGCCGGATCGACGTCCGCCACCCGGCCGGCGGGTGACCTGGTGCCGGTGCCGTCGGTCCTGGCAACGGTCTCGTCATCGACCACGAAGCAAGGCTTGCCGACGTCGGCGAGCGCGACCGGGTCGGCCTCCAGGTTGGAAAAGAGGAACGTGCGCTTGCGCAGGATCTCGACGCGCTTCTCGCCGGCCGCGCCGGCCGTGTTGTCGACGGTGCGTTCCGCGCGGCCCAGGGAGACGAGGCCGGTTGCCTCGAAACCGGGCTTGGCAAGGCCGGCATCGAGCACGACGAGCGCGCCGGCCTGGATCTTCGTCGCTGCCGCGAGCGGATGGCTTTCGCGGTCGGGGAGCCGCATCGGGGTCTGGCGTTCTTTGGCAAGGGGCATGGGATGTCTCCGAGATGGTCAGGCCGGGGGATCAGAGCGACTTGGCGTAGTCTTCTTCCGAGAGCCCCATCATCGAGGCGATCGACCGCTGCTGATCGCTGAGACCGGAAGGACGCGCGGGATCGCGGTCGTCAAGATCCGACGGGGTGCCGATCACCGGCATCGTCCCGACAAGCGCACGGAACTTTTCGAGACCGCCTTCGGCGGCGCAAAGCGCCCGGTAGTGATCGCGGGAGGCAGGGGCGATCTTGCCCGCCTTCACCGCGTCCTCGACCGCCGCGTTGATCTCGCCCGTCTGGCGTTCGGTCTGCATGGCGGCCAGTTCGGCTTCGGCCGTGTCGACGCGGGCAATCGCCTGGTCGTAGTCGGCGCGCGGCACAAACCGCTCCATGGCCGGGGCCTCGGCGGCGGCAAGAGCGGAGCGGTGTTCGCCCTGAAGTCGCTCCACGGCCGCGAGGATGTTGTCGACCGAGGCGCCGGCATCGAGGCCGAGCGCACGGCAAAGGGCTGTGAGGTCCATGTCAGTCTCCGTTGTGTGAAGGTCAGTCGGATCGTCGGCGCGCGAGAGCGCCGTCATGCGCAAGGCCGGCCGGTTGACGAGGCCGGCGCCGACGACGAGGAAAACCTCGCCGGCCTTCGTGTGGTAGAACTCCGGCGACAGGAACCGGTACTCCCGCGCCGCAATCATCGCCGCCGCCTTGTCGGTCCATTCGGCACGCGCCCAGATGGCGCCGTCGCGGATCTCCATCGCGGTGATCCAGCCGGCGGCCGGTGCGGTCTCGCCCTTGGGGGCGCGATGCGCCTGGCCGTGCTCGTAGTCGATGGGGATTGGTGCGCCGTTCGCCTCGAAAGCGGCTACCACGGTTTGCGGATCGGAAAGCCGCCAGCGCCGACCGTCACGGGCGACGAGCTGCGGCCCGGCCGGAAACAGTTGGACCCAATCGGGCGCGCTCCTGCCAGCATCGGCGGCAAGTGCGGTCTGGGAAAAGAGGGCGGTTGCGGAGCGCGTGTTCATGCGTCACAAAGTGCGTGACGCTCCTGCCTCTCGCGCCCCTGACAGTGTCAGGCGGAAGATCTTCAGGAACGGTGATTGGATCCAGTCGAAGCGTCACTTCCCAGCATCAACATCCGCACACCGCAATCCGCACCCGCGCCCCGGCGACAGCTTCGCCGTTAAAGGGGGTTTAAAGGGGGTAGGACGCCCGTTTGAGGTGTGCGGCGGGGATTGGAAACCGAGAACGCATCGTTGGCCGCTACAGCGCGGACATGCGTCGGTTCAATTGCCCACCTGACCGCCCTGTGCTATCCATTCATCTGCACACGGGCAAATCAAGCCTTCGGGCGCGCTCGGCTTTAGATAGCGAAGGGTTTGCGACCTTCTGCCCGTGTGCCCTTCACTCCACATCCGTTCCAGGCTGCTTGTCGAAGTACCGCGCCTTGCCGCGCGGGCGGTAAAGCGTGCGCAGGCGCCAGTGGCTCCCTTGCGGATCGAGCACCATGAACAAGCCGGATTGCGGATCAAATGCGCGCACGGAGCCTGCGAGGTCGCGCCGGAGCCTGGCGCGTTTGAGGATGTCACCAAAATCGGGCCACGCGGACACATCAACCACACGCCTGTGGTCGGCCGCGTGTCCGATCGTCCGCGCATCGATCATGATCGGCAGATAGTCGTCGCCCAAGCGACCTGGCGCTATGGCAACCGGAAACCGCGTCATGGCATAGCGCCGGGCGGCCTCAAGCTTGTCTCGCAGGTCGAAGCCTTTCAGCCCCTGCGCTCTCAAGGTCGGCGCGAGAGCGGCGTGCTCCAATCCCGTATCAATGGCGTCCTGGACGAAGACCTTGAATGTCGGCGACGAGGTGAAGTCGGCGATAGCCGCGCGCCTGGCCGCCGTCGAGAGATCGCCCAAGCGGCCGGACAGCAGTTCGGCGACATTGCGGCCCCGCGTCTTGCCGGGATTGGTGTCCCAGCCCGGATCGATGCCAAGCGGCACGTTCACCGTCTGCCCGGTGCGCTTGTTCCGCCAGGGCCGCAGGACGATCTGCGGGCCGCCGGCCTGCGGATCATAGCCAAGCCGTTCGGCTTCGCGCCGGGAGATCTGGCGCACGCCGCATTTGCAGCCCCAACCGTTCGGCGGATAGTGGGTGTCCCAAAACGGGTGGTCGACGGGAAGGATGACGCCAACCCAGGCGCGGTGCTCCGGCCGGCGGCGCTCGGCCAGTGAAAGCGTGTAGACAAGATACGGCAGAAAGCGCTTCGTGCGCTGGGTGCGCTCCCATTCACCGGCCGCATGCGCCGTGCGGATGTTCGCCCAGTAGATGGTTCGCAGACGGCGCGGACTTCCGAGCTGCACGAGCTTGGTCTCGCCGTCGGCCGGGTTCTTCGCGAAGCGTTTGCCCCACCAGCCCTTCGCCTGAAGGATCGGCGTCAGTCGTTCCCGGAAGGCTTCGAATGGCACCCGGTTGACGATGGCGTCATCAACGGCGGCACGTAGATCATCCAGGACGTCGAAGCCGGCCGACTTCGCCACAGTGAAGGCATAGGCATGCTCAGCCGGGGCAATGTCGCGCCAGTCGAAGGTCGGCCGTGATCCCTTCTCGCGGAAATAGCGGGTGACCTCCGGCGAGGCGGTCAGGAACTGCTCGGGCAGGTCAGCCGGCATCGCCCAGCCCGCGTGCGATCAGTGCGAGGTCGGCGATCCGGCGCGCCAGCGGCCCGACGTCGAGCGTACCGGCCAGCCGGTCGAGCCGCGCCTTGAGATCCTCATAGGAGGTTGCGGCGGCGAACTCCGTCTGGAGCTGATCCATGACCGGCGCGAGATCCGCGCCCCATTCGTCGAGTGCGCCGTCCAGGAGTTCGTCGAGCTCGTCCGGCTCCTCGCCGGAGCGCGCCGTCGCATGATAGCCGCCGCAGCTCGGGCAGGCTCGGGCCGTTGCCGGCTCGGTTGTCGGATCGTCCGGTTCAGCCTCGGCTTGACCAGGTTCGGTTACGGGTGGCTTCGCGGCAGCTGGCGCGCTCAGGACATCGGCATCGTCCTCAGGTTCGCTCAGTCCGATCTTTTCACGCACCTCGGAACCGGCAACCTTGAGGCCGAGCGGGACAAGTGTTTTGAGCGCTTCGGACAGCGTCTTGATGTCCTCGGCTTCGGCGACGGGCAGGTCGACAGTGGGATATCTATCCTGAGGGCCGAAATTGAAGGCGACGAATGGACGGATCAAATCTCGGTTGAGTGTGGTCGACGCCTGGCGACCATCGGCACGCAGGATGTCGTAGCGCACGTTCTCATGCACTTGCGCCTGGGCAAGCGACGATCCGTTGTCGGTCGTCATGGTCTGGCCAAGGACCGCCTTGGAGATCTGCGCGTCGAGATATTCAGCCATCGCGCCGAAGACGGCGTTGCCGCTGCCGCCCTTGGCCTCGATGAACTCGATCTCCATACCCGCCGGAATGATCGCGGCGGCATCGGAGGCGAGATCCCGCACCGCCCGCAGCAAGACGCGCTTCTCGTCCGGCGTGGCGCTCCGGTTGTAGCGGCCGACGCGCAAGGGCATGCCGAAGACCTCAAGGAACGCGGCCCAGTCCTTGAGCGTGTAGCTCTTGAGAAGGAACGCCCAGGCTGCGAGCCGGGCCAGGCCACCCCGGATCGGCAGGCCGGATTTCAGTTTGGGAATATGCCGAATGAAGGAATAGCGGGAGAGCTCGCGGCCCTCGGGAGAGCCATCCTCGCGCAGGCGCAGCTCGCGGCCGGTCCTGCGATCGAACTGGAAATGGCGCGGATCGCGCCAGACATACTCACGGGGCTGCCAGGTCGCCTTGTAGTCCCACAGGATCTCGACCACGGAAAAGCCCTTGCCGAGCCCATCGAGCACGTCAATCAACATGTCCTCGAAGATCGGAGCCTCGACCAGGTCACGCACGGCATCGAGGATCTTGTCGTCAATCGTTCCGCTCTTCGGCTGGTTGACGACGGGCTCGATCGCCAGCACGGCACGCTTGCGGGTGCCCAGGACCGACGCGTAGTGGAGGTCGCGTTCCTCCATTTCCTCGGCGAGCGCCAGATAGTCGCCCGGCTCGCCCTCAACAGCATCGCGCAGGATGCGCGCCAGTCTCGCCGGCGTGAGGCCCGAGGCGACCGGCTCGCCCCAGATCGAACGCACTCCGGTCAGGGTCGGTGCGGCTTCCTCCCGAAGAAGCGAGGCCGAGGAAACCGGCCGCCCTTGCGGATCGACAAGCTGATAGGTGCTCACCACAAGCCTCCTGAATGTCCGGGGTTGATCCCGCCTGCACGGGCGAAATCGTCGTCATCGTCATCAAGCGGCCCGCCGTTGTGGCCCATCTGCGCAAGGGGCGAGTGCCGGGCGGCCGCGTAGTCGTATTCCGGGAGATCCTGGCGGCTCACGAAATACGCCAGCGCCGAGGCAACGGCGCTGTCGCCATGGCGCTTCAGGCCATCCGCGCCGGTTGTCGCGTGATCGTCCGGGACCTTCACCACGCCATCGCAATATTGCAGCGCTTGATGGTCGCGCAGAATGTCCTCGTCCGCCGGAAGCACGACGGTCTTGTCCGCGAACGCCTCGAGGTAGGCCGGCATTTCCGCGAGATACCAGGCGCGTGAGAGGCTGACCTCAATGATCGAGGGGCCGTACTTCTGTGAGGCGACCTCGGCGAGATAGGCGCCGTTGCCGGTGGCATCGAGCGCGCCGCCCGACATGCGCGGCAGGCGATCGACGATGTAGAACAGGATGTCGCGTTGCTGGTCGAACGGAACGTTCCGCAGCTCGACAATCAGGCCCGAACGGCGGATGAGCGAACGCGTGATCGCCATGACGTTGATCACGGTCAGATCGCCCTTGCGGGCGAAGTCCTCGCCGAAGACATGCGGCAACAGCGGATCGAGCGTTGCAAGGTGGGGCTTGAGCTCGCGTTCGCAGAAGTCGAGCGTGTCGGCCTTGCGGATGTGTTCCGGAGCATTCTTGAAATCGTCGTCGCAGGCCCATCGGACAATCGGGATGCCCGCTTCCATGCAGGCCTCGATCTGCACGCGGGTGAGCGCCGAGCCTTCGGCCTCGGCCGGGATCGCATCGAGCTCCTGGCGCATGGCTGCAAGGCGCGGACCATAGGCACCGCGGATCTTTTGTTCCCAGGCGCGCTCGCCGTCTTCCGTCCAGGCTTCGCCCTTCATCAGGCAGACCCGCCGGAACAGCCCGTTCTTCACCGCCGTGCCGAAGGGGATGTGATGGACGTTGAAGCCGTTCTTCTTCGCGCGGGCTTCGCGGATGAGCTCATTGAAGGGGTTGAGGACGCCGTTGTGGGTCGAGATCACGCGGATCTTGCCGCCCCAGATCAAGAGCGCGTTGACCGCATCGAGCACGCCCCGCACGTCCTGGTGGAACGCCGCCTCGTCAATGACCACGACGCCCTGAAGTCCGCGAATGTTCTCAGGGCGGGACGAGAGCGCCTCGACCCGATAGCCGCTGGCGAAGCGGATGCGGAAGGCGGAGATCATCCTTGTTGAGCCATCCGCCTTCTGGTCTTCGAACAGGAACTCTTCGATCGCCGCCAGCTCTTCGCCGATCGTTTTCGCGAATTTGGCGACATAGCCGATGAACTCGCGCCCCTTGTCCTTGGTGTCGCCGATGTAGAACACGTTGTCGCCGCCGGCCGAGCGGGAGGCAGCGGCAATCAGGGTATCGTCCAGGGCCTCGGCGAAGGTGATCCCGGTTCGTCTGCCCTTCTCGGCAAGCTTGAGGTCCGACTTGTCCTCAAGCCACTCGATTTGGTGACGCATCAGGACGCCGTCCGCGAGCGGATCGAGATCGTCGGGGATCTCGGCGCCACGCGGCAGTTCGCCAGGCAGCGCGTCCGGATCGCGTGAAATCAGCGGCGGGCCGGCGAAGAGGTCCTGGGACTGCTCGGGCGGGATCATGTCCGCACGCCCAGGAACTCGCGGCGGAGCTTGGCGACGGCCTCGCCGGACAGTCCGGCTTCGGAGCCAACCTTCTCCACGACTTCATCGACCTTTTCGGCGAACTCCGCCTCGACCTTCTGGCGCCGCGCCGTGGACACCGATTGCGCGGCGGCTGCTGCCCGAAGAGCGTTGGCGAGTTCCTGCGCGCCCTTGGTCGACAGGCCGCCGTCGCCGGCCGATTGCAGGATCTCGAAGATCAGCGTCTTGATCGCCTCGGCCGCGATGATCGTAAGATCGTCGGAGGCGCCGGCGTCGAGCCGGTCGCTCAAGGCGGCGGCGATGTTGCGCGTTTCCTCGATCCGCCGCGCCATGGCGGCAAGCTTCACGCTGTAGCGATTGAAGGACGAGAAGGACGGGATGTCGAAGCCGGCGCCGGTCTCGCCCTGGACTGCGACCAGCTTCTCGCGAAACTCCCCATAGATGTCGAGCTGCGTCCGCTCGCGGCGGGTCAGTTCCTGAGCCGCCCAAGCGACGGCGGCATCGCATTCCTCGGGCAGAAGGTCGATTGCCGAAAGCCGGCCGCGTCCCTTTGTCATGATCAGGCCTCGGGCCGGCTCGGACGTTTCACACCTTCGATTGCAATCTTGCGATCTAGGTGCCGCGTGCCCCGCTCGGTCAAGGTGGCGATCAGGACCGAACCGGCCTCGGCGAGTACGATAGCGCCCATCTCCCGCAGCCAGCGCAGCTCGTTATGGACCCAAGCGCGTTCGCGGCTGATGCCGAAGGCTTCAAGCGATAGACGCAGCAGCTCGGAATTCAGCCGCTCGTCGGTCTGATCGGCCAGAGCCTTGAGGATGATGAGGCGGGCCTCTGCGCGAATGATCTCATCCATGCTGCTCATGATGCACTCCGCCTTGCCTTGGCTTCCTCGAGCAGGAACTCCTGCAGACGCTCTGAAATGGCCGTGACGGGCTTCAGCCGCTCG